AACCAAGCGACAATCGACAACAGCCCGCCGATAAGTGCCAAAAGCACCGTGTTTAAGTCGATAACAAAATTCACACCCTCCCCCCATCCTTTGAATAACTCCAAACCCTACCCCGCGGGCAACGGGGCAAGGTACAGGGAAACCCAAAGGGTCAGGCAGGCGGGCTATCGTTCCCGCCGCCTTTACCACCGTTATCATCAGCGGGAGGCGCAGGCGGGTTATCGTTCCCGCCGCCTTTTTTGCCCTGTTTTTTATCGCCGGAGGGCGAATTAAGATCGGGCAGTGAGGCCTTCCCGGAGTTACAGAGCATTCTTGCTTCTTTCTCGTCCAGAGCCACCACAACCCCCTTATCTCTTATCCCTTTGCTTGTTACACAAGGCTTTGTGATTATTATTTTTACATCAGGCATACATCACCGCCTTACGCCGTCAGCACATCATCAAAAATGCAGAAAGATTCCGCATTACGCACAGCCACATCCGCATCCTGAAGAGCTACCACACGCACCCCGCCGGACTTATCGTTAGCATAAGGGTTAACCATAACATCAAGCGTCCCCCAAAGCCCGATAAGCACATCGTTCCAGTTGCCATACACCAGAGAAGAGCATACACCGGAAGCCGAACCCTTAGTCAAATTGCCGGGCACTTGGTTAGACACAGCGCATTTTGCACCCGCAAGAGTAGTAAACCCATTTGCATCAGGGAAGTTTTCCACGATGAATTTTGCGGTGTTTGTGGCTTTTTCCACAGTCATCAGCTTGCCGATAACCTTCGAGTTAGTCAGGAAACCGAGACTACCCACATCCGCATTATCCGCCGCAACAGCCGCCCACATCTGCACTATGTGTGCCCACGTAGGAGCAGCACCGTTGTCACCGCCGATAACAGTGTTAACACCGGAAACCTTTCTCACACCGAGCGGCATTTTATCGCCGGAACCAGTGCCGTTGATAATTGCATTCATCAGCGCAAGAGCAAGCACCTTTGTTAAGTCATTAACAACAAACTGCTCAACACCGATACTTGACTGGAGCAGAAGCTTACGGCTGTACTCAGTAAATGCGCCCACAGTTTTCGGCGTAAGCCCCACCTGCGTTATCGCCTGTGTGCTCTCCGTGACATCCTCGCTTTCATCAACCCAATATGCCGTTGCTCCGCCCGTCTGTTTCGGAATCGCCACATCACCCACAAGCCCCGTGAGCGTCTGCATACCCATCGACATAAGGGGCATACGGGGGCGAAGCAGGTCAATAAACGAGCCGGAAAGCAGATTTGTTGCAACAAGATCACCACCCGCCGCAGGTGTACCAACAACAAGATCACGCTTCAGCACATCAAACGGAATAAACCCGCCCTGCGCATCTCTCTTAAGCTGCTGCGCAACAGCATCCGAGCATTCAAATTCAAACGCCGCCGCTCTCTGCGCTCCCGAATTTGCGGGATTTGCCAGAGCATTAAGCATCCTGACTATCGAGAATGAGCGAGTTTCTTTATCGCTCATGCCGATTTCAGGCGAAGTGTTCACCGGTTCCGGCGCACGTTTGCCCATGTGTTCAAGTACAGCAGCTCTGAAAACATCCAGACTTCCGCCGTTATCAAGAAACTGACGCTCAAAATCCGCCGGAATCTTACCCTTAAACTGCCGAGCAAGAGCAGTTATCTCGCTCACTCTCTGCCTTTCCGCCATAACCGCATCCTGCACATTCACAGAATCAGCCGGGCTCTGTGCGCCTCTTGCGCCTGCTTTAACAGTGTCTTCTTCATCTTTGTCCATTTTAATCCCTCCCTGTCTTTCGACTTCTATTTCGTATTCTTTGCCGTCTTCCCTTGCCCTGCCTATTCCGACCGATGTGTCCGCCGGAATAGAAACAATAGACACCTCATACGGTATCCATCTTGTAGCCGTGTATCTCGCCTCGTTTTTGTCATCGTGCGGGTTCTCATGAGTCAGTTTCAGGATCTGAAAACCGACCGAAACATTACGCATAATGCCGTCTGCCACATCCTGAAAAACCTCTTCCGCCTTCGCATTTTTGCTGAAACGGACAGTGCACATGCCCTTGTTTCCGTCTATCCACGCCTTTTCCACAACGCCAATAGGCACATGCGCATTGTGCTGAAACAGCAGCGGCGCACCGTCATTCATGCGGCTAAAATCAACAGCATCTTTAGTGTGTTCCAGTTTTACCCATCCCCACCAGTGATCTATGTATTCATCACTGGAAAAAGAAAATGTCACCGTCCGGTCTTCCGCCGCCACAGACTCACGGGTGAGGCTGAACGACCGCCGGAAGGGTTTAACCTTCATTTTATGAAGCATCTCCTCCCCCCTTTATCGTTTTCTCTATTAATTCAATCTCTTTTTGTCTCTGCTTAATAACATCTTCCCAGTCCTCGCCTTTTTTACCGACTTCCGCCGCAAGGGTGGTAAGGTTCGCATCAAGCGCAAGGCGGATTCCGTTCACATCTTTCACAGGGTCAACCCAGTCAAACCCACGGCCTATAAACTCAGGAACAAAAAGGCTCTCGACTTTCCGGAGATCAAAACGGGGCAACCTGCCCGACAAAAACGCCTGCCAGAACCAAGCCTTGGCCACAGGCTCAAGCACAAGCGAAATCAAGTCATCATGCTCAACATATGCCATATCCCGTTCAACAAGGGCTTCCTGCCTTAAACTGCTATAATTCGCACCCTCATAATCCTGCGCCAATGCTGAGTAACTCACGCCGACAGCGGCGGCTATATCGCGCTTAACCGCTTTGGAAAAACTTGTGAAAGATTCGGGGTTTATGTTCGGCTGAAAAGCGTTCATCCTGTAACCGGCGGGCAGAACCTGAAACATGCCGGGCGCAATCTCCATTACGTCCCCGTATTCAAGGTCTGAGTCATCGTCATCACCGCCGGAGTACGAAGCATCGGGGTCAACTTTTTCTATAAACCCGCCCACTGCCGCCGCCGCGCGGTTCTGAACAAGCGTCCCCTCGCGGTATTTTTCCAGATGTTCAATATCTTTTATAACAGTGCGAAGCTCCGGCGCACCCGTAGCCTGACCTATTCTTTCCGGCAAATAATATTCGATTATATCTTCCGCAGGAACACGGATAACCTTTTCGTTATACGGGCTTTTTTTCTCTTTCAGATGCACCGCCCGCAGTGCGCCCCATTCGTCAAATTCCCTGCCGCTGATTATATTGCGGTGTTCATCATTCAAATTCTCCGCAATCTGATCAGGCTCTATAACCTGCAATGCAAAGCCGTAAGGGTTATCAAACCCACGCACAAAACGTATCAGCGCAGAGCCGTCACGGGCCGCACCGATAATGACAAAATTGCAGACACGGCGGAGATTATCCCGCCTGTTAACGCTTGCTATTTTTGCCCATTTCCAAAATTCCGTTTCCACTGCGGAGTTAAATTCAGCGTCCGAGCCAGCGAGCCAGTGCAGCGAAAAGCGAAACCTTTGGGTCCGACAACATTACGCACTTTAAGCTTAAACGCTCTTACAACTATGCCGCTGTTATTATGCAGCCCCCGCGCCATGCGGCGGAGAACAGGTATCTGGTTTACGTTTGCGTTCGGATTTCTCGCATCGCCGAGCGACCAGTCAGAGCGAAGCCGCCCGCCGATAGCAGCAGAGTATGACCGCCTTGCGCCAGTGCGGATAATCTCCTCCGTGATAGGCACATAAACAGGCATAACATCACTAACAGCAACAGCAGACCGAACCAGCTCCTTAATCATTTAAAAACCTCATGCGCACCGGACGAAACGGGCTTTTCCCGCTCTTACGGCGTTTTTCTTCCGCAACTTCCGCTTTATATCTCGCCCGCATCATCATCAAATCTTCAACAGGCATACGCTCAATACGCACCCCGTTCACTTCCTGCCTAAGCTGATCATGCGTTGCCCTGCGCTCCAGAACTGCTTCGATAGCATCAAGCACTTTCTGTGCATGACTCCGCCCGTCAAATGCGCCTTCCTGCGCTTCCAAGTCAGCCGTCAGGCGGATTTCACCGCTCGCCACAACATAGCGTTCATCGTTTTTTGAAATGTATGCTTCGTAAAGATAAAGCCCCTGCAGGGGCTTCGGTTCGACAGAAGAGATAAGAGAAGAGGATATAACAGCAAGAAAGCCGTCACCATCAGCAGATGCAAGCACATCAAACGCACCGCCACGCCCACGGAACGCATATTTCAGCGCCCATCCCGCAGAGGCGGGATAATCCGCATGACTGAACCGCCACGCCACAGTTTCGTTAATTCTGAAAGTTTTCGGAATAGCTTCACGTATTATCATGCAAACATATTAAAGGTATCTCTTGCTGTTTACATCACCGTGTTTTCCGCAATTTCCGTATTTTCCGCACTTTTTTCAAAAAGCGAAAAAAACTTTCATTTTACATCATCAGGGAGAAAAAAGGAACTGCGGGAATATACAAAACCCGCAGTCACAAGAAAGGATGTTCCGAACCCTTCCGAAGGGTTCGGAAGGGTTATTCATCCCCGACACGTTCGGGGCAATATTTCTGATTCCAGAGACGAGCCAACTCTCTCGCAAAAGCAAGCGCCGATTCCTCCACTTTTTTAAATGACCCGTGTGTGCCGTCGTGGAACCTTATTTCCGCAATCTCCAAAAGCCCGCTGTTGCTTTTCGGCTGAATACAAAGCCCGATAGAGTCATACTTAGACGGGACCACCAGCATCGCCGTCCCGTCCCATTCCGCAGAGCCTTTAACATATTTCCAGTCGAGCATAATCTCTTTTTTATTACCCATAATTACCACCTCTGAACATTTCGGGGTAACTGCGGACAAATCGACTGTCAATCCCGTCTCCCGTCTGCAACAATACCCACATTAACAACCCTGCTAAATCATGGCGATACCATCGAACAGCAGGACTTGCCTTGCACAGTTGCCGCAGATATTCATCTCTGTTTTCTGCATAACTGCCGTCAATATGTGTCATCACTCACATCCCTTGAGGTCTCAAAAATATATGCGGCATCTTCTTCTGAACGATAACTAGTGGAATATCCCAATTCTCTTAAAACCCATATCAATTGTTGGTTTTTATCAAAGAACTTATTGCGGTCTTTACGGTAACATTTTGCTTCAAGATCCAAGACGTCAATCACGCTTTTCAACCTCTCGTTCTCTGTCCGGAGTGCCTCACAAAACGGGCACGGTTTTAGTTCGCTCATGCTTGCACCTCGTTCCGACTAGAGAAAATAAAGCTTGCCCCGAAATCAGAAATTAAAAGATATTTTTTGCCCGGACGGACGTAACTTTTATCTTGCAACCATTCTTCAAGCTGACCACACAGGCTGTCAGTGGTTATTTCGCAAGGGCAATCACTGACAGGATTGAACCAGTCCACCATTTTAAACAGTATCGGGATCCCTCCGTTGAAACAAAATTCATCAGATAATTTGTCTGGCAACTCAAAAATTCGGCAGAAATTATTCTGCTCAGTTACTTTAAAAGACCTCATTTGTTATATTCCTCCTTAAAACTCTATTCTCACGCCGCCGTGAAAGCGGTCATGCAACACTTCTCCAAACAGCCACCCGCACCGCACCCCTGCCCGCAGGA